GACAGTCTAAAAATTAGACGGTCTTCCTGTGTAAAGAAATACGTCAACAATCACAATAATGTATTTGCCGACGAGTTTTTTTGAGTGTACGAATCGGACAGAAGCATCCATAAATATTCTCCTGTCGTGAAATTCGCTGAGGATTGAAATTGTGTATCACACATTTGCATAACCATGGTGCGACGGAATCAGTAGTTCCGTAAATAGATCGCACTTCTTTGCAGACGTTACACTCGTTCAACGCCAGCACCCACAGTAATCGTAACCGCACCTGTGACACCGGATTAAGAAGATTGAATCCGTGTTAATGTTTACCTTCATGCCCCAATGGCAGTGATGAAGGTTAATTAAAATAATCATATATTCCATAAACTTCTATCCCAAGTTTAATTGGAAGTGGTAACGCAACTTTGTAAACATAAGCTGCTAATTCTTGCGCAGATTGCTCAAGTATAAAATCCACATGAGGATCAACATAATCATCATATGTATCCTGAACAAGTTCAGCTGTGTCTGAAGGAGTTCCCTGCTCATAGTCACGAAACTCCTGTTTTCCTGCGTAATAACCTCCGACAACTCTGCCAAATGCCACGAGAGCCTTACGCATGTCCACGTTAACGATCGGGTTGTTCGTAATAATTGATAACATTACTCAACCCACTCCATATCGCATTTTTCACATACAAAATGCCAAATAGGCCTTTCATGCCTTTCGTCAACGCAAACGCTGCCGACTTTATCTGATCCACATTTAGGACACATGTGAATCACTTTACAGGTTGTTTGTTCTTTACGTAAACAAGAGTTTTCGTCGATTTTTTCTTGTCAGTATATCTATACATGACATTTTCTTTAACAGTTCCACCACGGTATTTCCGTGTTCGAATAAACTGTCGTCCGTAATTATAACGTCCTTTTTGTCCTTTGCCAGGCACGCTAAAAACACATCCCTGATACTTGTGCCAGGAGGCGGTCACTCACACCCAGCAAATGCAGGGCAACCAAACATAGAAGGTATTCTATTCGGTTGTTTTTGAGATGACTTATTACGGATGCAGTAGTGACTGCCTCCTTGACTGTTTCTGTAGCTGCTGATTCCATCGTAATCATTGCCCCATATCAATTGCCGCAACGCCTTTGTATTTTCCAGCCATTACGGTAATTTTTAGCATAACTTCAGCCCCACCAACTGGTGAGGTTGTTCCGTCGAGTGCTACCTTGGCACCGTTTGCGGTCAACTTAATCAGACCACACGGAGCAACGAATGGACCGAGGATGCCATTTGGCGCTCCCGAAGAAGCACCCATCATGTCACCTATTACCGGTCCCACCGCATTTCCAGCTGCACCAGGGTAAGCATCAGCATCATACGGAGGATCATCATTCTCAAACTCAATAGTTCCGGCCAGTTCCGGCTCTTGGGAACCTGAGTCTGTAAGTAAATTGAAGAATGAGTCTGCAAACCCCGCAGGAACTCGTGGGGTTCCATCACGGACCAATGCCCGTGATTCCGCATAGGCTTCAGTCAAACCGACTGAAAGATAAGCGCCAGGCGTTCCAACGTCAGCCCCCAACATATGGGCCTGGGTTGTGTCGGCAGCCAAAGGCAGACCGGTTGCTGGGTCGACTTCGTGTTGAGGTAACACAAAATTCGATATTGTCCACTCCCCTGGGAGATAAAGTGTTCCATCTCCGGTTCGTGGGAGCAGTGCTCCACTTGTAATGTATGATGCCCGATGGGCAGAATCCATCCATATTTTGAAATCATGCCACTTCCCAGCTACGCTTGGATTGTCATGCAAAACCAACTGTTGCATCTCGTTCCAGAGGGCCTTCGATTTAACGTAAGCATTCTGACATACCCAGTTATCTGGTATGACATCAGCTTGTAAACGAACAGCGTCAATTGCAACGAACTGTTGTGTATTAAAAAAATCAAATTCAATAGATTCGATCCCATAACACTTTGATTGAGACATCAACTTTCGGTTTATAATCGAAAGACATTCTCCAACATCGAGATATCGTGTTGTTTCGGTGTTCATTTGAACGTAGAACGTTCTTTGCGCTTTCGTAAGTTTACGAGTCTTTGACTTTCGGGCCATGTGGCCACTCTCGGAGTATACGGTAGATATACTTTCCTCCAAACTCCCCTACCCCCTCCGAGACTGAGAACCACTCCGTATTCCGTGACAACAGCCCCGGATTCCCATCTTCTTCGCCTTTCCACCGGAGGTGACAGTCTAAAAATTAGACGGTCTTCCTGTGTAAAGAAATACGTCAACAATCACAGTAGTGAATTTGCCGACGAGTTTTTTTGAGTGTACGAATCGGACAAAAGCATCCGTAAATATTCTCCTGGCGTGAATCTCGCTGCGGACTAAAATTATGCTTCAAGCATTTGCATAACCATGGTGCGACGGACTCAATAGTTCCGTAAATCGCATGTACTTCTTGACATACTTCGCATGTCAAAACTTGTCGTGGGATTGCAGTCATCTCCAACACCCACAATAATCGTAACCGCAGTTAATACAACGGCCAAAATTAATTTTGCTCAGAGAACCCTTCTCTGTGTGTACGACGTGACACCGGATTATCAAGATTGAATCCGTGTTAATACTTCCCTTCATGCCCCAAAGGCAGCAATGACGGTATTTTATTGTTATTGGAAATACCAATCTAATTTACGTGTCCGAAACCTGGCCACTTCTAACGATGCACTGAGAAGAATCATCGTTCGACGATCTAAAGCTCGTTCATGTCTAGTCATCATATCAAAATAATGATCTTGCTGCCTATCGTTTCGCCCTGGTCTTTCAAATCCATAATATGGATCATTATCCCTGGCGTCGTCGTGTCTTTCACGGGAGGGATCGTGCAAGTCCATTCGGTCAAATGAGTTATCATAACTCATTCAACCCACTCCATATCGCAAATTTCGCAAACGAAATGCCAAATCGGCGGTTTGCTTTTGTCAATACATTCGTATGTGACTTTTGTTGATTTGCATTTAGGACACATTCAAATCACTAATAACGCCCATGAGAACCAAAACGCTTACTCTGGTCGATTGGTTTTTTCGTCTTTGCAGAAACCAAAGTCTTTGTTTTCTTATTTTTATTCAAATATCTATACTGAACTTCGCCATATGGCATCAAATGAAATTTACGGCCGTAATTATACGTGCCTTTTTCTCCTCGTCCTGGAATATTAACACATCCCAGTTGCCGTTGCCAGAAGGCGATCACTCACACCCAGCAAATGCAGGGCAACCAAACAGAGAAGGTATTCAATTCGGTTGTTTTTGATGTGACCAATTACGGATACGGTGGTAACCGCCTCCTTGACTGTTTCAGCTGCTGCAGGTTCCATAAATATCACTGCCCCATCTTCATACCGGCTACGCCCTTGTATTTGCCAGCCATCAGGTTGATTGTAACTGTCAAGGTCGGTCCAGTAACTACGCCACCGTTAAGAAAGGCGTTGTTTCTGAACTTAATCAATCCACATTGAGCCACGAATGGCTCAAGTATGCCAGACGGGTTGCCTACTGATGCAACACCTCGAGATGCCAAAAGTGGCACGTCAGCATTCAAAGCACTACCAGGGTAGTTGTCGAGATCATAAGGAGGATCTTCATTCTCTTGACGAATAACGTCTGCAAGTTCTGGTTCCTGGCTCCCTGAATCAGTGAGCAGGTTGAAAAACGATTGTCCAAACCCTGCGGGGACATTCGGCGCATCCAAGAAAACAGTACTTCGTGATTCTTGATATGCTTGCACCAATCCTATAGACAGGAAATTTGGTGCTGCACCGACATTAGCACCCAAAATGTGCGCTTGACATTGGTCGGCTGGCAGCGGAACTCCAGTTGTTGGATCCACTTCATGTTGTGGCAGAACGTAATCAGAATAATTCCATTCGCCTTGTAAAAACGCTACATCGTCACCGTCAACAGGAACCTGTTGCCCTCCGGCAAAGAATGCGGCTCTGTGTGCGGCATCAAGGAAAACTTTGTAATCTGCCCATTTTCCTTGAACAGATGGATTGTCCTCGAGAACGAGTTGATTCATCTGGTTCCACAGTGCATGACCCTTAACATGGGAATTATGCACTGACCAGCTATCGCCGGCAGTAAATGCTTCTAGACGAACCACATCTGCTGAAGCAGGGTTTACGTCAGCGTACTCAAAACTTACGCTTTCTATTCCGTAAACATATCCTTGTCTGTAGAGTTTGCGATTAACGATCGAAAGACTCTGTGCCAAATCTATGTATGATGTTCCAGGAGGTAGCCTAAACGTCAGAGAACGTTGGGCTTTCTGTATTTTCGCAGGGGCTCTTGCTTTGCGGGCCATGTGGCCAATGGGGGAGTATACGGTAGATATACTTTCCTCCAAACTCCCCTACCCCCTCCGAGACTGAGAACCACTCCGTATTCCGTGACAACAGCCCCGGATTCCCATCTTCTTCGCCTTTCCACCGGAGGTGACAGTCTAAAAATTAGACGGTCTTCCTGTGTAAAG